GATGTGAACTAGCAAGGTCCATTTAAATAATCCCCATCCGCGCTGGCCTCACAGCACGTCGGTTAATTCCTGTTTCTGGTCGACCACACCTCCCGTAAATACGGGTACTGCACGAGGGCAGCATCTACATTACAGTTTTCCTAACCCGGACTAAAGCACAGAATTCTCATATCCTGGTTGGTAACTACCTGTAACGGGATTCTTCAACATATTGTCCATGTACCTACGGACAGCTGTCATTATTTTACGTCCTGACAGCGGGACGAAAACGAGCGCAAATGCGCTCTATTCCAAGCCAAACTTGGAACGGTACCAGTCCAGACGCTCGTCATACGACGGCAAATCAGCGACATAACCCATGAGACCCGACTCACGAGCAACATCCATCAACTGGCACCGCTTCTCCTCATACACCTCACGTCCGAACTCAAAATACTTGAGCGCAGCGTTGGAAATCGCCTCAGCAGATGACTGTTCCATTGAAAGAACTCCACTCTCCATATGAGAGTGCAACATCTTAGCAATTGATCCCTCCTCACACGGGGAACGATAAAGCTTAAGCTCATCATCCCACACAGCGAAGTGCTTAAGGAAACTCGCTTCCGACAAATGAATGTACGGAACCGATTCAGCGTCCTTATCAGCCATGGTATACTTGATACCCATGGACTGAAAAACGGACGCAATCCGAGTGTGATTAATACTCGGATAACCCTTCTTGACGGTCCCGACATTATCATCACCATAAACCATCAATGCAAACACCTTACGAAAAGGCGGAATTCTGAGCCAACCATCCTCTTCAGCAATCGTATAATACGCATATCGCATATAAAGAGAATTGACCAATGAATTAATAATCACGGTCAATGGGTGGCCAGAAGGGTTGGAACCAAAAAATTGCACCAAGGTCCCAAAATAATCATACGTTGGGTACGTAATCTCGGTCGCAATACCGCGCATAATCTCAAGATCGCGATCAGAGTAATTCCCACTCATCTCAGCAATCGCGTTCAATAGCTTAAAGGACGCGAACATAAAGCGTGAAGCCATACGTCCATCAAACGCAGCATAGTCTCCAGCGATCCCTCGCTCCCAACCGTACTTACCGATGTGCTCAAAC